AAAAAAGTGGACAAAATGTGGATAACTCGACCTCGGAGGGGGGGGGTAGGTTTTTGGTCGGGGGGGGACCCGTTACGGCTCACCCGTCCTGCCCCGTGAAATCTTCCGCGCCCGCGCGCGACACCGTGCTCGCGTACAACGCCGGCGTCCTCGACGGCTCGGTCGTCGCCGGCCGATGGGTGTTCGCGGCCGCGCAACGCTTCGCGCGCGACCTCGAGCGCGACGACCTCGTCATGGACTGGGCGTCGGTCGACCGCCTCCGCGGGTTCTTCGAGGACCTCACGCTCGTCGGCGACGACTCGGGCCGCGCGTTCGCCCTGCACCCGTGGCAACTGTGGACGCTCGCCAACCTGTGGGGGTGGCGCTACGCGGAGGACGGCCGCCGGCGGACGAAGCTCGCCATCCTCCAGGTCGCCCGCGGCGCCGGCAAGACGACGCTCGCCGCCGGCCTGTGCCTGTGGGACCTCATGCAGGGCGACGGGCGCCGCGTGCACGTCATCGCGAACAGCGAGCACCAGGCGGAAATCTGCCTGGACACCGCGAAGACGATGGCGGCGCGCGCCGAGCTCGAGGGCGTGGAAGCCCGCTACACGTTCCTCCAGAGGAAGGCGAATGACTGCGAGATGTCGGCGCTGCCGGCACTCGAGCGCTCTTTGGACGGACTCAATCCAAGCATGTGGGTGGCCGACGAGGCGGCCGAGTTCAAGGGCCGATTCCTCACGAAGCTCCTCACGACGGGATCCAAGCGGCGCGAGAGCCTCGGGCTGATCATCACGACGCCGGGATCCCAACCGGACAACATCTACGGCGAGCTCGTCGCGACCGGCGAGGCGATCCTCCGCGGCGAAGTCGAGGACGACGCCTTCATCCCGATCCTGTACGGGCTCGACCCGGACGACGCGATCGAGGACGAGGGCGCGTGGCCGAAGGCCAACCCGTCGATGGTGTACGGACAGCCCGACGTGAAGAGCCTCCGCCGGGCGTGGAACACCATGAAGCAAAGCCCGCTCGGGCGCCACGAGTTCACGCGCTACCACTGCGCGCGCCTGTGCGAGGACACGGGCGGATGGCTCGACATGGCGCTTTGGCCCGGCGGACAGCCGATCGACTGGGACGAGCTGAAGGGCAAGCCGGCATGGATCGGACTCGATCTAAGCAAGACCCTCGACATGTCGGCGATGGTGGCGGCGATTCCGATGGACGATGGGCGCGTGATCCTGCGCGGGTGGTACTGGTGGCCGAAGCAGGACGTCGCCCAACGGGAGATCGACTACCGCCTACCCGTGAGGACCTGGGCGGCGGGCGGGCACATCGAGCTCACGCCGGGGCGCGAGATCGACTACGAGCGGATTCGCGTGAAGCTCGCCGAGGTTTCCGAGCATCTATCCGTTCAATCGGTGGCGTACGACCGGTGGGGCTCGAAGTACATGGTCGAGGTCCTCGCCGCCGACGGCCACGAGGTCGAGGCCTACTCCATGGGCGTCGCGACCTTCGGCCCCGGGTGCCAGCTCTTCCAACAGCTTTGGGCGGGCGGGAAGATCGTCATCGGCGACGACCCGATCATGCGGACGGCGTGCCGGACCGCGATCGCCCGGCGCGACAAGAACGGGAACATCACGATCACGAAGGAACAGCGGCGGTCCGTGGTCGACCCGCTCGTGGCCGCGGTGATCGCCGTGCACGCCTGGGGCGGCGTCTCGGGCTCCATGTACGACGAGTGGTAAACCGCACTTTGGACGCGGACAGGCCTTGACGAGCCGCAGATGATGCGTGCGTGCTAAACGCATTGCGCCGCATGTTCGTCGGCCCGTGGACGTCGACCATCCTCTCGCAGGATACGGGCGGCGACATCCCGTACGTGAATGCGGAGAACGCGCTCCGTTGGACCCCGGTCTACCGCGCGACGACGCTCATCTCGGGCGACATCGCGCGCATCCCGGTCGAGGTCTCGGCCGCCGGCGCTGATTCCCTCATGCGCTCGCCGTCGACGTGGATGAACGCTTTCGAGTTCCGCCGCACGATCACGATGCACGCGCTCCTCTGGGGCAACGGCTTCGCGGCGATCAATCGCACGCGCGGCGGCGAGCTGGTCGAGCTCATCCTCCTCGAGCCCGACAGCGTCACGATCGACGTGAGCACCGGACGCGTGATTTACAAGACGCGCGTCTACGGCGACCTCGCCGCCGACCAGGTCTTTCACCTCAAGGCGCCGGGCATCTCGGGTCTGTGGGGTGAATCTCCGATCTCGTTGTGCAAGACGTCGATTCAGATCCTGGCCACGCAGGAACAGATGGCGCTCAAGGGATACGCCCAGGCGGGCAACCCGAAGATCGCGATCGTGCATCCGGGGAAGCTCTCGCTCGAGAATCTCCAGAAGATCGAGGCCGACTACATGAAGCGGCACGCCGGCAGCTCGAACGCCGGCCGCCCGCTCGTGCTCGGCGAGGGCGTGAAGATCGACCGTATCTCGTCGACGATCGACGACACGGGCCTCGAGGCGGCGCGCCGCTACTCGATCGGCGACGTGTCGCGCATCTACGGCGTGCCGGCGTCCTATCTCTCGGAAAGCGTGGGCAGCACGTACGGGACGATGGAATGGCTCTCGCGCATGTACGTCGACGCGTGCCTGGCTCAATGGCTCGAGACGTGGCGCGCGGAGATCCTCGCGAAGCTCGCGAGCCCGTTCGACACGGTCGTCTTCGACACGGACAGCATTATCCGCCCTGGCATCGCCGAGCAGATGGCGGCGCTGCGCACCGGCGTCGAGGCGGGATTCATCACCCGCAACGAGGCCCGCGCGCGACTCGACCTCGAGCCGCTCGAGGGACTCGACGAGCCCACGCTCGCGCTCAACGTCGGCACGGGCGGAGGACAGACGAACCTCGGCGAGGACACATCCGCCTCGGAAGGGACTCCGAATGATTTCTAGACGCGCCGTGGACGCGACGGAACAGAAGCTCGACGGGCGCACGCTCGGCGGGTACGCGGCCGTGTACAACCAGGACAGCCGCGAGATCGTCGAGGGCGGCCGCAAGTTCGTCGAGCGGATCGCCCCGGGAGCGTTCAACGAAACGCTTTCCAACGGCGGCGACGTGAAGCTCTTCGTGAACCACCGGACGGAAGAGATCCCGCTCGCTCGCACGCGCGCCGGCACGCTGAAGCTCAAGAGCGACCGCAACGGTCTCAGCTTCACCGCGGACCTTCCCGACACCGTGCGCGGCGAGGAGCTGCGCGTAGCGCTCGAGCGCGGAGACCTGAGCGGCGAGATGTCGTTCGGATTCGTCGTGACCGAGGACAGTTGGAACAAGGACAGGACTCAGCGCCTTGTGAAACGCGCCGAGCTCCTCGAGGTGTCGGTCGTCACCGACGCCGCGTACCCCACGACATCGTCGAGCCTGCGGAGCGTCTCCGCGGCCGCACTCGAGGCCGCGCGTCTGCGGCTCGCACTTCACCACGCAAGGATGGAACACCACAATGAGCGATGAACTCAACGACATCATGAACGCGACGCACGTCTACCGCCGGCAGCTGGCTGAGATCGAGCGCCGCAACGGCAAGGCCGACCAGGCCACGGTCGACAATCCCTTCAAGACCACCGGCGAGGAGCGCCAGAAGCTCGAGGCGATCGACGCCGACCTCTCGGCCGCGGAGCTCCGCGCGCAGCTCAAGGCCACCGAGGCCCGCCTCGCCAAGCTCGAGGCGACTCCCGTGCTCGAGTCGCGAGCTCCCCGCGCCAGTGGCGTCGGCACCGAAAGCGAGGCGTACGCCGCCCGTTGGCTCAAGGCGATGGTGTCCGGCGACCGCGCCGAGCTCCGCGCGATGGCGACCTCCACGACCAACGCTCCGATCCCCGTGGACATGGAACGCCGAATCATCAACAAGATGTACCAGGCGTCCGTCATCCGCCAGCTCGCGACCGTCCAGACGATCGACAGCGATCGCCAGATCACCGTCGAGGCATCGCAGCCCGCCGCCGCGCTCGTCGCCGAAGCGGGTTCGATCAGCGCGGCCGACTTCACCTTCGATCGCGTGACCGTCAACCCGTACAAGTTCGTCGTCGCGTCGAAAATGTCCCAGGAGTACATCGACGACTCCATCGGAAACGCAGGCATCGGATCCATCCTCAACTGGGTGGCCGACCGGTTCGGCGTGGCGATGGCCCGCGAGACCGAGGAGTACTACACGATCGGCAGCGGCGCGTCTCAGCCGCAGGGCATCGGCGACACGACGTCGACGGCGTGGGCGACCACCAACACTGGCAGAATCATCAACCAGGGCATTGCGCTCACCGAAGACCAGACAGTCTCCAACATCAGCGCGGACAACGTGATCGACGTCGTGCACGCGGTTCCCGTCGCCTACCGCACCGGCCGTTTCGCGATCCTCACTTCGGACGCCGCGGTGAAGGCGATCCGCAAGCTCAAGGCGAACAATGAGTACATTTGGTTGCCCGGCGGCGCCGGCAACAATCAGGGGATCACCGTTGGCGCTCCTGGCACGATCTACGGCGTTCCGTACTACGTGAACGAGTGGATGCCGTCGACCGCGGCGCAGACCTCGACCGGCGCCGACGTTCGCGGCTCCGCGCTCGTGATCGCCGGAAACTGGGAGTACTTCGGCATCTTCGACCGCACCGGAATCCAGAGCATGATCGACCCGTACTCGGCCGCGAGCACGCTCGAGACCACGATGTACATGTGGATGCGGACGGACTCCAAGATCCTCCTTCCCGACGCCTTCGCCGCGATCTACGCTCCGAACGCCAGCTGAGCATCTTCTTACCCCATGGACCTCGCCGCGGAAACGCGGCCGGGTCTTTTCCATGTCCGTTCCGCTCTCCACAATCAAATCCGCGCTCCGAATCGACTACGACGACGACGACACGGATCTCATCCGCCTCCGCGAGGCGGCGATGCAGCTTGTGGAGAAGGAAACGGGCCGCGCGCTCACGCAGCGCACTGAGACGCTCTACCTCTCGTCCTGGACGGACACGGTGCTCCCCGGCTTCCCGTACACGTCCGTCACGACCGTCGCCTACACGGACGGCGCCGGCGCGTCCCAGACGCTCGCCGCTGCCGACTGGTGGGTCGACCTCTCGGATGGTCCGATGCCCGTGCTCCGCTTCCTTGAGAAGCCCACGCGCAAGGAAGGCACCATGGTCGTCGTGACCTACGCGTGCGGGCATGACGCGCTCCCCGATCCGCTCACCCACTGCGTGATCGCGCTCGTCGGCGGGTGGTACAACAACCCCGAGGCGTTCCAACCGATCGCGCTCTCGGCGGTGCCGATGTCCGTCGGCTTCATCATGGACACCTACCGCGTGCGGAGCCCGATCCGATGATCTCGGGCGGCCGCCTCCTCCGCGTCGCGACGGTCCAGAAGGCGTCGACCTCCGTGGACAACGTCGGCCGACGCGTGAACACCTACACGGACGGCGGCACCGTGCGCGCGGACATCCGCGAGGGAAGCGCCCAGGAAGCCGTCTACGCGGACGGCGTGGCCGTCGTGGGCAACTGGGAGGTTCGCCTCCGGTGGCCCAACGTGGCGCGCGTGGGGCTCACCGAGCTCGACCGCCTGGTGGTCCGCGGCAAGACGCTCCGGATCAACAGCATCATCAACCTCGACGAGAAGGACCGCGTCGCGGTGATCTCATGCTCGGAGGTCACGTGAGCGCGAACCCGATCGAGGCCAAGCTCAAGACGTGGATCGGCACGGCCACCGCCGCGGGCTCGCGCGTGTACTCGGGTGCCCGCCTTCAGTCGACGGACCTTCCCGCGATCGTCATCGAAGTCAACTCGGGAAGCGCGGCGAGCCTCTACGGATCCACCGAGAACCTCGACCAGTGGGACGTCTCCATCCGGGCCGTCGCCGAGACGGCGTTCGAGGCGCAGAACGTCGCCGAGGCCGCCGTCACGAAGATCAACGCCCATTCGGACTTCACCACCCCAGGAAAGAGCGTCTGCTACGAGCCGACGTACCGGACGATCGAGGAGCCCGTCCTCGGCGAGGGCGACGAGGCCCAACCCGCAATCTGCACCGCCACCGTGATCATCCTCCATAGGATCTAAGCCATGCCGACCAAGACAGCAGGAAACTCAACCGTCTCATGGACCGGAATGACCGGCGGGCCCGACGTCGGCCGAATCACGGCCAACCTCACCCAGGCGCCGATCGATACCACGAGCGTGAACGGGACGTTCTTCAAGTACGAGACGGGCATCGTCGAGGGCACCGTCGACGTCGAGATGTTCTACCTGAAGGGCGTGCACTCCATCAACGCGATGACGCCGGGCGCCAAGCTCGCCGGCTTCACCGTCACGCTCGTCTCGGGCAACACGATCACCGCGACCTCGGCGATGGTCGAGACCGCCCGCGTCGACCTTCAGCCTAACGACGTCGTGCGCGTGACCGCGACGTTCCGCCTCTGCGAAGGAGCGGTCACGATCGCATGATCGCCGCACTCCTCGCACGCCCGAAGACGATCGAGTTCCGCGGAGAGACGATCACGCTCCGCCGGCCGAATGTCGCCGACCTCGTCGCGCTCCTCGACGCGCGCGAGCGTGGCGACAACCTCGTCGCCTGGCTCATCTGGAACCACGTCATGGACGGCGACGCGCCCGCGTTCAAGTCGATCGACGAATGTCTCAGGCTCGACGCCGTCGCCGCGCGTGCGCTCGCCGGCCACATCGACGAGCTGTATTCGGAGGGAATGGACTAGCACTGCCGGCGCGCGAGGTCCTGTGCGCCGTCGGCCTCAAGATGGACCTTGAAACGCCCCTCGCCGTGCTTCACGCACTGCACGGGCCGAGAGGAATGTCCGTAGATGTCGTCAAACGCCTTCAAAGTCGCCGTGGAGATTGACGGTGGGGACATCGACCGGATCAACCGGAAGTTGTCCCAGCTCGCGATCCCGACGGCCACGAAGGCGATGAAGAACGGTTTCCGCACGTGGTTCAAGAAGGTGCGCGCCACCGCGAAGCAGCTCGCGCCCACGGGCGACAACAGGCCGACCGAGATGGTCCGCGGGCAGATGAAGCCGAACCCGCACATCCGCGACCACCTCACCTACTCGGTGAAAGGTTATGCAAAGGGCCGCGTCGTCTGGGGCGCGCTCGGCGTGAAGGAGATCCGCGGCTCGTACATGACGCCGCACTGGTACCTTCGGTGGGTCGAGTTCGGCCACGAGGTCAAGCGCGCGGCGACCGAGAACGAACAGATGCTCCTCAAGAGCCGCGGGGAGCGGCGGTTCAAGACGATCCGCGTCGGCCGCGTGCCCGGGCGCTACTTCATCCGCCGCGCATACGAGGCGAATGCATATTCGCTCTTGCCGATCATGGATCAGGCGATCGCCGACCAGGTGCTGAAGGAGTGGGGCAATGGCTAAGGTCTCAAAGGTAAACGTCGCGATCACGGGCGACTCGAGCGGTCTCCAGAAGGCCGGCGACCAGGCACAAGCGACCATGCGGCGCATCCGCGCCCAGGCGGACGCCACGGGCCGCAGTCTCGGAGGCTTCCGCGGACAGGCCAACCAGGTCGCGGAGAGCCTCACGAAGCTCGGCGTCGGCGGACGGGCGCTCCAGG